ATCCAGTTACCATACCTTCAGCACCTTGCATAGCACCTATCATAAAAGCATTAGTATTTCCATACCCTGAAGCTGACTCCATGGGTATATCGGTTGCTTGAAAATTAGTAAACTGTCCCATCTTCTATCTCCTGTATTAAATCATTGTCTCACCATGAACGGTGCTAAATCCTAACTTACCAGTTGGTGCTGTGTTTAATCCTATTCCTGTACCTCCAGCATGAGCAGCACTTTTATACCCTCTAAAGCCTCTTAAAGCATTTCCATAACCCATATATCTACCCATCATTCCTTTAGAAGCAGCTAATGCAGCTCCAGATAAATACTGAGAACCTTGCATAGCTGCTGGTGATAATGCTTTACCTTGTTCCATGCCTAATTCAGCATAAGCTAGAGGTTGTTGTCCTAAGTCTACTGCTGAACCAACATCTCCAGTTATTCTAGCTCTATACTGGTCTATCATATTCTGTACTCTATCTGAAGCAGATTGTCTAGATTGAAGTCTTACATTACCTTGAGCTTGTGCCAAGGCTGCTGCTCTTGCTGCTCCTCCACTACCACCAAGCATACCTTGAGCAAGTAACTGAGCATCTAGCTGTTCTCTAGCTATTGCTTGCTCAGGTTTTACTAGAGCCATCTCCTGTTCATAGAATCTCTGAGCTGCATCTTGAGGACTACCTTCTAAACCTGCTAAATAACCTCTATTAGCATCTGCTGAAGCAAGGTAAGCATCTTGTTGTTTTTGAAATGCTTCAGATAAACCTAATCCTATTGCTTTTCCTTCACTATCAAATTTAACACCACCTAAAGAACCGGCAACATTCCAAGGTTGAGCTTGAGCCATTGCATAATCTGCTGCTGCCTGTTGTCCTTCAGTATTAAGTGCTGCTGCTTTCTTAGCTCCTTTAGCTTGTAAAGCACTTCCTATTGCTCCTGCTATTAAACCTAGTGCATCTACTGCCATATCTCTATCTCCTAATTATGCTGTTCTTTTCCAAATGTAAACTGTTACACTTGGTTGTAATGTTGAAACTGCTGGTGTTGTGTGAGTATGTCCACTGCCCCCACCTGTTGAACTAGTAGTCATAGAAATGTTAGCTTCTGTACCTATCACAACACCTACAACACCAGAACCCGAACCCTCATTATTTCTTGATACAGTATGGGTATGTGATGGTATCTCAGAGGTTGATAGCGTGGTACTTCCAGATGTTCCAGCACTAACAGTTTCAGCACCAAGACTTTCATCTAAAGTATCAAATGTACCAGATGCTTCCTTACCAACCAACACCTCACCTTCTGCATAAGCCACCCAAGTTCCCATACCTAGTAAGGTATTTGGATTTGTAGAAACTGCCATATTAAAATATAGAGAACCTACTGGATAAACTAAGGCATTTACAACTGCTGCGGTAATAGTTCCTAGCTCTGTTTGAACAAAAGCTGTCGTTGCTACCTGTGTTGTATTCGTTCCTGTAGTTGCTGTTGGTGCTAATGGTGTACCTGTCAGAGTTTCTGAGGCTATGTCTGCCTTTGAATTTAGTGCTGTTCTAATTGTAGTGAACTCGGAATCGAAGTCATCGCCAGATATTACCTTCGCACTATCTGAGTCAGAGAGTGCATCCTTGCCAGACCAGTTTACTGCTAAAGTATAATCGCTCATCGTATTTTCCCTTCTTTATGTAATAATGTTAAGTCTTGAATCGAGGCATCATAGCCATTCGATGCTATAGACAAATTAAGTTTTAAGTGTTTTGCACTTCCTGTCAATGGAGTCTTGTATTCTTTCAATCCATATATCGGTGTAAATTTAGCTGCACCATATAAAGAGTCTGCAGCACCCCATAACGCTGTTGAACCTGTAGTATCTGGTCGCAATTCAATCGTAGTTGTAGCTGATGATGAAGCACTAAAATCCTTATACCATCTTAAACTTAGTGTCGAACCAGAACCACCCTCTAAAACAAGTAACATCCTTTTTAATAGAGATGAAGATACTATCTGTTCTCCTCCTAATGAAATCCATATAGAGGATATATTACTTGTAAAGGCTGCATTAGTATAAGATACAGCACTATCTACCCAAGCCAAATCTATATCGTGATAACCCTCATATCCAGCAATACTTCCATCTTTCTGTCCTACTAATAGACCACTATATAGTTTTGTATAAGCCATAGAAGCAGGTTCTCTATCTAAATCAAAAGTCCAAGTTGTTATTCTTGGCACTTCATTTGGTGTTATGTGCTTAAAGTCAAACACATAGTTAATGTTCTTATCTACAAATGACATTATGTAGACACCCTCATTCTCTACATATACAGACTTTACATCTGTGCTTTGTCCAATGTTTCTTATAAGTGTGTCTTTAATATTGACACTTAAATCCATTAAGGGGAGTTTATCTTTCTCTGTTGTTCTATATAATGACCTAAGACCAGTAGCAGACAAGAAAACCAAATCATCACCAATAGCTTGAACTGAATCTCTACTTACACAACCAATACCTCTTATAACCTCATCAACAGCCAAATCACCAACTGTTTCAGGTGAGTTATAGACAACTATATTATTCTTACCGAATATAACAAGTTTTCCATAAAAGGGTGCAAGTGCAACTATCTCATCAGTTCCCCATACCTTTGATAAATCTATTAAGCCAGTATCACCACCTGTCCAATCATCACCATCTAAAAGATTTGAATAGTAGACAACATCATTTGCTTCTGCTACACCACCACACCAAATTCTTCCGTAATATCCCATGCCACACGAGGGATCAAACAAAGTTACTATCGAGGCTGGGTCAGTAGCGTGTGCTATCCACTTTACACCCGAACCTAAAGAACCATCATATCTCTGGGGAACAACGCCTGCATGAAAACAATGTAATCTATCATTAAAGTTTACAAACTGCCAATCTCCACTTGAGTTGGCTACTGTATGTTTAGTATCATCATCACCAGTAGGAAAAGCCGCATTAGGTGAAGTAAAATCTATCGTATATATACTTGTACCATGACTAGCAAATATCTTGTTCGTGCCTTGATCGTTATGTTCAACCAGAGAGGCTATCGCTGTACCAGTTGGAACAACCTTTTGTTTTAAACCTTTTCTGAAAGATATTCTTCCAGACTCCCTTAGAACAATATTCTCAGCAGATGTCAGCCATGTTGAGTCTAGTGTTGATGGATTTCTCTGGGAATTAAGTCCATTTACTCCAAAATCAATTAGTGGTTGATATGATAATCCTTTTGCCATTAGTTAATATACCAATCTGTTTCATATCTTGTGTTGCCACTATCAACCAAAATCGCCTGTTTAAGAGCCTCTAATGCCTCACTTGCCATTAAACTAGACTGTGTTCCACCATCCTCTCCACGCTCTGAGATTGCCATTGCCCACGCACCCAATACAACTGGTTTCTCTGGAACGCTTAATACTGTATCGGCTGTGGCTAAATCATCTTGAAACTTTATAATATCAAATGAGATAGTATAAGCAGTAGTAGGAACTGGCGAGAGGTCTACTTTCAAGTTATTAGAGGCATCACTACCATTAAATCCGTAATACAATGGTTCTCCTGTGTTCTGTGATGGATATGTAACTGTGTTTATGATGCATACCAGTAGTATTATTGATAGCATCCATAATCTTAATCTCTTGACCAGAACTAAGGTTATAGTTCTTTGTGCCATTTACAGTTGTAATATCAACTGTTGATCTCAGATTAAGCCAATCATGTCTTTGTTCGACATATCGTTTCGCATCATTAACCAAAGCACCTATTACTTTTTGATAAGCAGATATAGTTGTACTATCATTAATATCCCCAGACCAATCGCTACTAATCGTATCTTCTCTTAGTCTTATTAATACTTCATTGATTAAGCCTCTAAATGTCATAATTTCATCCTTATCATCGTGGTATTTCTATATAATTTCCCCATCTTGGATTTACAAATCTATCAACCTTTTTAGTTGAAAAGTGGTAATTCCAATGAGAGGGGTCATAACCAGCCTTTGCAAGATTTTCATAAGCTCTATCATCATTTCCAAAAAACCACTCACTACCTGGCCCGATGGGTACTCTTCCTCTTAGCATGCCTTTTCCGTATTCACTTGCCATTTATTTTATCCTTTAATTATTTTGCCCCATACTGAGCATTTGCCTTTAACAATCTCTATGGTTTCTAGTTGAAATAAATCATCATCAAACCAAGTTACAATGCCGAAAGCGTGATTCCAGTTATGTAGTCTACCTTTAAGCCATCTATTCTTCTCGGCAGACATATTCTTTAAACAACCCATTGACCAAGCAGCTATACCATCATCATCCAGTTTGGTTTT